CCACGGAACAGGCACACCAACGGGCAGTGCAGAGCCTTCCCCCAAACCAAGGTTTTTGACAAACAGCGCAGGCTCAGGAATATCTGCGCCGTTCTGGTCTTTAGCCAGCTTTTCCGCCAGCTTGTTCAGTACCGTAGTCGCAAAGTTTGGATCATTACCGAGAGCGTCAGCCAGCTCTTTAAGCGTATCCAGTGTCTCAGGGGCGCTGCCTGCAAGTGCCGCAAGTGCTTTGGCCACAAACTCCGTCGTCGCCAGCTTTTTGCTGTTATCACCATTTGCAGGTGTAGGTGCTGTTGGTGTGCCGGTGAATGTCGGACTGGCTTTCGTCGCGTACTGGGTATGCGGGTCAACTGCCGCGATATGTGCAGCCAGGTCTGTTTCGCTTTTTTCGACCTTCTGTTTGAGGTATGACGTTCGGCTGGCCAGTTGTTTAGCCTGGCGGTTAGAAATTCCGTCAGGTCCGCCCAGAACGGGGTCAGAGACCTCAATCTGGTAGATGCCGCTTTCCCACTGCGGGGTTTCGGGTAGATTTGCCATAATTAACTGCTCCCGTGGTTGTAACTACCGTCATAACGGGTAGTACTGTTGTATCGAATGGCGACAGACTGATATTCCAGACTTGCCAGATGACAGCGAGCCGGAGCAAAGGCAGCAAGCGTCTGACGTAACAGCGCTGCCTGATCATTAGTGATGGGCTGTTGAAGGATGACCCGATAGACTGCCCAGGCTTGTGCATCGCCATGGACGAAAAGCCCGTTGTACGTGTGTCTGCCGTCATAGCCAATCTGCCCCGTACCTTCAATCAGATCCACTTCGCCGAAGCCAAAACGGCGGATAATTTCCCGGATTGACCACGGTGTTCCTTTATAGCGGTGTAGCTCGATAGCGGATTTGATAAGCATGCGGCGTACATCGTCCGATTCCGCCAGTTCCCAGCCATCGCCGAACAGCGAGAACTGCTCGCCAAGCCATGGCAGCGCGGAACTGTCGACAATATCGACGAGACCGACCATCAGTACGCTCAGGTCGATGTTATCCAGCCGTCCGGCCAGTCTTCCCAGCGTTCTGAGACTGATATCACCCTCAAGCGGTGGCGGGAGTTGTAGCACCTCAGCCATCGGACACCCCGGTCATGTTAAGAGTGATCGCCGTACAGTTTGCCCATTCGTTTTCTGCCACCACCCTCAGTGCCGGTGTCACCAGTTCGACCTGGTACACCCCGGAAACGGACAACACGCTGATAATCTGGCTGGGAACAATATCGCGCCCCAGCGTGGCGGTACGGGATGCCACCCAGTTCTGTATGGCGCTGTTAGCGTTGTCCTTTACCAACCTTGCATCCTGATCACGATAGATCGTAATCCTGGCTTCAATGGTGTAATCCACCTGAACAGGTGTTTTAGCCCGCACGGTATCAGTGAGTGGTCTGACTTTTTCGTCAGAACAGAAACTCTCTACCAGAGTGAGGATACTGCTGTCCGGCAGACCAGTGCTGAGCAGCGGATACAGCTCGACAGTGCCGGGAGCGGGAGAAAGAACAGCAACGTCGACAATGCCGGGATGCGCCCCCATAGCATGAAAACGGTATGCACCACGGCTTCCGGCATTGGTGAATGACTCCGGGGCCAGCCTGATACGCTCCCGGAGCCGGTCATCGTCTTCCTGCTCTGAACCGCCAGAGCTGGCCGTCAGATTGGTCACCAGCAGGTCAATGTTATCAATCTCATCGAGTAACTGACTGACCTGCGCCGGTTGCCAGCCGTTGCCAGCGGTACCCGGCTCGGTACAGGTGGACGTGACATTGACCAGCAGCAATCCGGCCTTCAGCACCACATCTGTATCGGTGGCAAAAATAATACTGTCGGAAGCGCTGACGCGGGTGCCTGCCGGGATCAGCACATCAATGGCCAGTGCCTCATCCACAGAGAATCCCAGCGCTCTCCGTCACGGGTAATATGTTCAAGAAACATCACACACTCCTCGTCAGTATTCTGGCGGCCATTGCACTTAATCCCGGAGACATGCGGTTGAATGCTGTGCCGGCGGCGTTAAGCTGCCCGGAAACGGTATCCAGAGCACCTGCAATATTTCTTTTGTCCACACCACTCAGCGCCGACTGCGCCTGCTGTACATACGTGGCTGCCTCACTGGCTGTTCTGGCCAGACTGATGGCATCGGGCATGGATTCAGAGAGTGCATTAAACGCCGGAACACTTTTCCCCAGAGCTCCGGATATATTACCCAGTCCGCTCATCAGTCCCGGCACACGGGTCAGCGCGACAACGGGGTTACCCTTCATTTTCTGCGCCACCCGAACGGCACTGATAGTGGTCTGGAGTACAGACTGCGCCTGTTTCGCATAGTTGACGCCGTTACGGACGAACTGCGCCACCCCGGAAGGCGATGGAACAGCACCAGATACGGCCCCGGCACCGGGAACCTGCCTGCGTATTGCCGGCGGTTGCAGAGGATTTTTCGGGTCACCGGTGTATTCCCGGAGAGACACGGTGGCACTGACAGCCAGCACGTTACCGGTGCTGTCTGTCTGCTCGCTGGTTGCGGTCACATCGGTAATCACGAACCAGCCGCGATAGTCACCGTTGCCGAAGACCAGCGCCAGTGCCTGATGGGCCTTCATGGCTGTTCGCACTCTCGCCAGCTCCACGTCGGGCACACAATAATGCTGATGGAAGACCAGGCTTATCTGGATTTCGTCCAGCCTGTCGCCGACGAACTGCAGGCCGGGTTTACCCTCGATGCGGGCATGCTCCGCATAATCGACGCCAAACGTGGCCTCGAAGCCGTCCCAGTAGGTAATCAGCTCAAACTCAATATCACCCAGTACGGCAAACATCAGCTGTACTCCTTACGTTGTTTCTGAGCCAGCAGACGCTCCAGCATTTTTTCCAGCTCATGCAGGCTCATATTCAGGGCACCAGCCAGCCCGGCAGGCGCTGCGGTTTCCTTACCATTGAGGAAAAACTGAGGATTAAAGCTGACCTGGATACCGCCAGACGCTCCACCGCCGGTTGCAGTTGCGCCACGGCCTGAATATCCGGCAGCCATGATTTCCGGCGACGGGATACGGGGAACATCCGGTGTCATTTCAGCGGCCAGACGCTGCCCGGCCAGTGCAGCAAGCGGAGTGGTCCGTTGCAGGCCAATGGCGGCACCCTGCGCGATATTGTCACCAAAGCCTATAAACACGCGACTCGGTGAATGGATGCCCAGCTTTTCGCTGAACCAGTCACTGATGCTGTCACCCATTCCGGTTATGCTGGTTTTCAGTGACTCCCATTTGTTTCTGATGCCATTTATCAGCCCGTCAATAAGATGACCACCGAAGTCGGTGAATTTCGCCGGCAAATCAACGCCGAGATATTTCAGCGCAGCCGCAAAGGCTTTATAAAGCAGACCTGCCGGAGACCAGTTAACCAGCAGTTTACCAATTCCCGCGATGCCGCCGTTAAAGGCTTCCTGAATGTCAGCCCAGCGCTGTTTAAACCAGCTACTGACCGCGCCCCAGTTGCGGTAGATAAGGTAAGCTGCTGCCGCGACGGCGGTGATAGCGAGACCGATGGGATTCATCATCAGCGCCCGGCCAAGCCAGAGAACGGCACGCCCGGCGCTCATAATTCCGCGAACCAGCCCCCCTGAGAGCACACCACCCAGTGTTCTGGCTCCTCTGGCGACAGCACCAAAGCCTGTCACCAGCCAGCGGAGTTTACCGCCTTCCCCCAGTGCGAGCGTCAGACGAAGCCAGTTGGCCCGAAGTAAAACAGCATTTTTCCAGACGCTTACAAAGGGGGAAAGAAGGAGGTTCAGCCCAAGCTTGAGACCGATAGTGGCCATCCTGAAAGCGAGTAATGCGCCCACAACCTTTATGGTGCTGCTGACGAGCTGCGGATTTGCCGCTATCCATTTGCCAACACTGTCCATTAAAGGAATAAATGTTTCACCCAACTGGAGCAAAGCCGGACGCAAGGATTGCCCGATGCTGATAGCAGAATCATTAAAGCCGATCTGCATTCTGCGCCAGCGACCTTCAAGCGTATCATTCTGCTTTGCAGCATCCTTATCCAGGGTAGACATTGCAGCCGGAGCATTCATTTCCTGCTTACTGGAAAGGTATTTATCCCAGCCCTGTCGCATTGACAGTAAATGGTTGACAGTCTGAATATCGGTAAAGACCTCAGCCAGACCAAATGACTCCATGAGTTTCTGCTGACCTTCCTGATCGCCTCTTGCTCCTGCAGCTTTCCATTGCTGCAAGAACGCTTTGCCTTTACTGTCGATAAAACGGTTGGCAATCATCAGTGAAGCTTCGTACTGCGAAAAACCCTGAGCGACGTAATTCTGCATTGACCCCTGGTAATCCACCCCGGCTTTAGCATATTTCTGGATGGTATCTCCGCGGCCCATTGCTGCCAGCCAGTTGGACATATTGGTGACCGCTTCCTCTGCAGAGCCACTACCTTTACCGACCTCCAGACTGGCAACAATCTGGGTAATCGCATCTTTTCCATAAATACCACGAGCAGCGAAGGCTTTAGCCATACCGGGTAATGCTTTTGCCATATCCTTCAGCTCAAATGACCCAAGTTTGGCTCCTGTTGCCGCAATACCAAATGCCTGTTCAAGTTCTTTCGCATCAGTGATTCTGAGTGCATCGCTGAAGGCATAAGTCATTTTGGCAAGGTCGGTCATATCGGCTTTGGTTGCTGTAGCGGTCTTTCCAAGCATCTCTGCAAACGTTGCTGCCCGTTCGGGGGCCATACCATCAGCGACTAATTGTCCGACTCCCCCTAACAGAGACTCCTGCAGTTGGTTAACCTTCAGCGAGGCCTGTCTGATAGCCAGGCCAATTGCACGTTCCTGTTTTGCATCCAGGTCTCCTGTGACACTGATATCCCGTAACTGTGATTCAAACGAGGCATATTGTTTAACCGAGGCCATGACCGGTGCGCCCAGCGTTCTGCCAATAGCATAGGTTTCTGCACCCTGACCATAGAGCGCCAGGCGGTTAGCCTTCAACGCATCACCGATGGCTGATACTGCTGACAGACGGCGCTGCTGACGTTCAATTTGCTCCATGGTGCGGCTTACCCGCAGCAACTCGCTGTTGAGATGCTGCATCCGGGAAGAACCCAACTGACCATAACGTTCTGTTGCCCGGGTTAAGGCATTCTGGCGTTCCTGCAGACGGCGGGAGGTATCACCAAGGGAATCAAGGGCGCGTCGGGTGCCACTGACGGCTGAGCGGAAGCTGCTCCCGACAATGCCGCCAATAATGACGCCGACTGAAAATTCACTGGCCACGGTGGCTATCCTCTGAAAGCAAAAAAACGGAAGGGAAGTGTCTGAACCCCATGCAGAACAGCCGCGACTGGCGGCTGTTAAGTGATACGTTGTTACTGATTGTCGCCGAACTCGCTTTTGATTTGCTCTTCAGCCTGCTCCAGCCACATCTCCAGATCGTCAGTATCGAGGGCATCAATCTCCCCCGGCTGAAACCTGAACCATCTCGCCAGCAGCCCCTGCGCCTGCATCAGTGTTTTTGTCGCTCTTGCCCAGCCCAGTGATTTTCTGAAATCGTTTCTGCAGCTCCATATAGTCGGCAAGATCCATGTTATCGAGGTCTTCCGGGAGGATACCGGTGCTACGGGCAATCAGTGGTTCGTCCCAGTCTGCCGGGTCTTTGTTGATTTTGCGCACCTGCTTCAGGTCTTTTACTGTCAGGCGTTTCAGTTCAATCTGTTCAATTCTGGTACCTGCAGCAGTGGTGAAAGGATAAGACAGCGTAAAAGTATCGGACTGGGTCTGTGACATGATCATACTCCTTTGTAAATTCAGAGCAGTATGTCTGGCAGTGGACGTGACGGATATTAAAGGGGATTAAGAAGAAGGGGCCGGAGCCCCTGTGATGTCAGCAAGTGCGAAAACCCTTGCAGTTACGCAGGAAAGCGATGAGAAGCGCCTTTCCCTCAGATTTGCCGGTGCCGGAGAACCAGTGGTCGGGCGGCTCCCATGCTTCAATCAAATCGGCCAGTTTGCGGGCCTTTGAACGTGTGCAGTCAATCGGGTCATTGGTTTTACGGGTATTAAAAAGGGTTTCCACCCCCGGAATATCAAGGAGGGTAAACCACGTACCATTTGACATGCCCAGTGACGCACATCGCCCTCCTTTGTCAGTCAGTTCAACACTCACCGTCAGCCCCCGATATTGATCCGATAGTCAGTCAGTTGATCAACGCCACCGACGCGGAAGATGTTGGCCAGATACCGGATGGAAACCACTGCAGAAGGCGGCCTGCACATCACCGTCGACCGGAAGCACTGAGGGCGCGGCATGACACGGAACACCATACTCACACGCACTGCCCTCTATCGTCTGGCTCTGCAGCGTTTCGGGCCGGATGCACAGGCCCTGAAACTGACAGAAGAGGCCGCCGAACTGGCGGCCAGTGCCGCCCGCAACCTGAACGGACAGGGCAGCGAAAGTGACCTCGCGGCAGAGCTGGCAGACGTGGAAATCATGACAGAGCAGCTGCGCCTTCAGGGGATGGACCGGCTGATTGACTTCCACAAACAGAAAAAACTGGAACGTCTGGCTGCACGACTGGGCGTGATTTACACGAACGAGTAACCGGGAGGCATTCAATGGCTGACATACTCAGGGAAATCACCGCATGGACACTGATTCTTACTGGCCTGGCGACATGCCTCAGTGCGGGGGCAGCCCTGGCTGCCCTGCTGATGCACATAACAACACAGTGGTTATGGGAAAAGCTTAAAGCAGCATACAGCCTGAAAGAGCTGTCCGACGCTGTCCGGGCATGGAAACGGCAGAAAAATACCGGAGATACTGAACAATGACAGACCAGAATAAACACATTGAGAAACTGAAAAAGTTGCTGGCGCTGGCCGCATCCGGCAACCCACACGAAGCCGCTCTGGCACTGCGCCGTGCCCGTAAACTGATGGATGTTCACGGCATCACACATTCCGACATTGCCATGAGTGATATTGATGAAACCATCAGTCATTACTGGCCGACAGGCAGTCTCCGTCCACCGCGCTACATGCTGGGCCTGATGAACATCATCCGCGAGGCATTTGGTGTTAACTCCATCATTCACCCCGGCACATATCCGGGTGTGGGGTTCTACGGCAACCGGGAACGGGCTGCACTGGCTGCATACACCTGGGAAGTGCTGGCCCGCCAGCTGAAAAAGGCGCGTCAGCAGTATATCAGCACACAGAACAAAAGAATAAAAACTGCCACCCGTACCAGCCGTGGTGACCAGTTTGCTGAAGGCTGGGTGCTGGCCGTTATCAGTGAAATACAGTCCTTCGCCCTGACCGATGACGAACGTGAACTGATGCAGCAGTGGCTGGAACATAAATACCCGCAAACGCAAACCACCAGAGCGCGTAAACCGGGAAGAAGCCGCAATGGCGACGCCTCGCGCTATGCGGGGTTTCGAGAAGGGCAGAACGTCAGACTGCACCGACCGGTCAGTGGGCAGGAACAACAGAAACTGGAGGCATATAATGGATAACGACAGCGATAACATTATTCATTTGCTTCAGCCAGCTCCTGATGCAGAAGCCAAAAAACTGCTGAACGTGGTTATTTCTGAACGAAAGAATAACGAACAAAACCTGTGCCGGCATGCCCGGACAACAGTCTCTGAAATCAACCGGACGCTGACCTGTTCACTGTGTGGGGCTGTACTGGATCCATTTGAATTTATCCTTGACCGTGCCCGTAATGCTGAAAATATCGTGCATGAAATTAATCGTCTTCATAAAAAGCGAGAAGCTCTTCGTGAATCTGTCGCTGGCCTTGAACGTGAAGAAAAAAATGCGAAAGCACGATTGCGGAGTGCCAGAACAGCAATCCTGTTTGCGGAAAATGACCTGAAAAATATTGAACTGGAGAAAAAATATAATGGCTGAAACTATTGCCTGTTTTCTTTTCTGGTACACATATGCAGGATTATGCAGTGCCCGGCTTCATTATGCACTGGGCTTCGGTAACCACTATGACACCGCGTATTACATCCTGTATATGACAGCTGTCATACTGTTCTGGCCTGTGACCCTGCCGGCTGCAACTGACATTGCTGCTGGCAGACTGAAAAAGCGGGGCTGATATGCAGAAAAAACGACTGATTCAGCTTATCCATATTGCCCGTAATGAACTGGGCCTAGATGAAGACACCTACCGCCAGGTGTTACAGGGGCTGACTGGTAAGGCCTCAACCAAAGTAATGGATATCACACAACTAAACTGCGTGCTTGAGTCCATGAAAAGGAAAGGCTTTCGCGTTAAGCCTGCCGGAAAAGCCAGCTCCGGTTTACCGCTGGATAACCATCCGCAGTCCAGGAAAATCCGTGCACTATGGCTTGAAATGGCTGCTGCCGGCATTGTTCGTGACCGTTCAGAAAATGCATTAGCGCGGTGGATCAAGCGGGAAACGGGCATCAGCGCTCTGCGCTGGCTCAGTACTGAACAGGCAAGCAGTGTTATTGAGAAACTGAAGAAGTGGCAGCGCAGAGCTGCAGGAGTAAAACATGAGCGACCTGAATCAGTTTCGAAGTAAAGGGCCGGAACTCCTGGTGGAACTGGCACAGCATACCTCTGAGACCGTTCGCGAGATTATTGATATTGAGCCCGCAATTGCCGACCAGATTGGTCAGGCTGTCGCGAACCGAATGATGCAGGTCTGGGGCGGGCAAAACGTTTATTTCCCGATGGGCATGGTATGGAAGGTCAGTCAGCGCGACCGGGAAATCTTCAGGGAGTTTAACGGACGCAACCACCACGAACTGGCCCGCAAATTTGGTGTTTCGCTTCAGTGGGTCTACAGCGTGGTTAAGCGGGTAAGAAAAGAAGAACTGGATCGGATGCAGGGCAGGTTGTTTGATGAAGATCTGCCAGAGGAGACGAGAGACGTTAACAAATCCAGATAATTCCTGCTTGTTAAAGTCCTTTCAAAAATCTCCTTATTGTATAAAAGCACGGTAGACCCCTTACCGTGCTTTTTTTATGCTCTCTCTGTAGTATTCAGGATGCAGGGAGAAAATATGTTTGACGTTTCGTTGTTAAATTTGCCATGGGCAACACTGGTGACTCTGACCAGTGGCTATATTGGGTATTTTATTGCGAATGTGGGGCTGAAGGATCAGCACAAACCCATTGAGGTGACTTTTTCTTCGCTAATTTTTGGCCTGACAGCAATGATGGCTTACCAGGTTGTTATGTGGGCAGGTCTGAATGCCTGGCTGGCAACACCACCAGCACTTCTGTGTGCTGTTACATGCGGTGCGTGGTGGCGCAGGTACGGTCGCAAATGGATGTACAGATTACTGTGGAATAATGATATTTCATGGTCTGACGATACCAGCTCAGCATGGCAGGCAATGTTTGATCAAACAGACTTCAGCGTCACCGAGGTCAGAGTGATTCTTCGCGATGGTTCCGGTATGATGTCACGACTGCCAGGGAACTTTGAAGAGTGGCCTAACGGTCCGTTTACCCTGGGGAATAAAGGCGATATGGTTCTTTACGTCACACACAGCAGCCCTTCAGGCAGTAACGAATGGGAAGAGTATAAAGGCGTGGTTGATAAGTACTGGGGAGCTCTGGCAACCTATATTCCAGCAGATCAGATTGCCAGAGTGGAGATCAGGCGCGTTCGTGCAACGAGCGATGAATGATGTTTATTTTTTCCCCGGAGCAGGAGCTGCCGGCATAGTGTTTTTATTGGCAGAGGAAGACGATTCTCCTTTTCTACCGGAATCGCGCTCGAACGTCACGATGTGCTTGCTTTTGGGCTTTTCTGAGTAATCAAGGCTGTCATGCTTATTGTTTTGAGTAGTCATTGGAATCATCCTTTTTGTTACGGGTCATGTTTCAGCAAACTCGATTCTAAGTTGCCAGAAAGGATGATTTCAATGTCCGACTTATCTATCGTATAGCGAAAAAGAATTTCAGTTCTGTTCACCAGAACCCATGTTAACCCACTCCAATTCGTTATTTATCTCACGGATCCCCCTTCATTTATCTCATGTCTGATCAATGGGGGTGCCTGCAATGGACGAAAGTTCAGCCGTATAGGTTTTTTCGTAGATCAGCATATCGCTGGTGAAATCGGCGTATTCAGCATATTTATTGAAGGTATAAGGCGAGGCGTTTTCATCCAGCAAACGTAGCTTCAGACCATTACCAATCAACAATGCTTTATCTTCTTCAACCAACGTTTCTTCGGTATAAAAGGAGGAACTGACTTTAAATCCGTCGGTGCATTGGTCATTTTGTGATTTTGTCGTCTTAATACTGAATGTTTTCGACATTGTGTGGCGACGAATATCCAGCAAATTAAATTTACCAAAATCAATCACCTGTGTTTCCGGTGAAATGGAAAAATTGACGCTGCAATCCAGCACGCGAATGTTTTCCAGACCAGTAATATGATATTTCAGGTTTTGGGCAGTAGGGTCTTCGTTAACGCTACCGGCACCGTCAAATTGCACGACGATATAGTCGCTAAGCGTACTTTGATAATCATGCGGCGGCATTTCTCGTATTTTGACGTATAACCGCATGCGAGCGAGAAAGGTACGCGACATGTGAATATTAGCGGGATCACCCGAGCAAATTTTGTTCTGCCATCCCATCGCGATAATCTGCTCAGGGGTATAAATGTCAATGTTCTTACTGTCAATACACTGGTTAGTGTCGATGCGGCTTTTTCCCTGGTTGGCGTCATAATCAACGCCATTGTAAGTTACGCCGAGTTGATAATAGCGATCCTGCACCCCCGGGTAGGGGTTTACCCAGGCATAAACATGCTCACTTTCAAAATTGCCGTTGGTATTGTTGTCACAATAGACGGGAATTTTAATATCGTCAGATTCCCAAATCTTATCGCCGAGTTTGGCATTGCCTGGTACAGCAAAAGGTTGAATCGCTTCTGATTTTTCTACCGAGCCACCGGATGAACCAAAGTAGCAGTTCAGGGCAAGCGCAGACTTCAACGGCAGAAATAACAGACAGATGACGAGCAACACTCCCTTGCCAGCACTCAT